TAGCCACATCAAACTTGTAGGTGGTTGGGTCATAGTAAGTAGCGGTCCGACCAGACAGGTCAATTATCACGCGCTCGGATATATCAGGTGGGCGACTTGCCACTATGTCTCCTTAGTTAGAAAAGTAATTGAGCAGTTTAAACGCATGCTCAGGCGTAGATATTAAGAAAGCAGTAACTTCGCTTCGTCAGCAGTCATACCAAGACGAGCAAGTAGTGCTGCTTTGTCAGTAGCGGCTTTAACTGCTGCTTTTTCAGCATCTTCTTTTGCTTTTATATCCGCTTCAACCCAATCAGCCCACTCATTTATTTGGGCTTCATATTCTTCAGCAGTAAATTCAACATAACCGTCAGTATCATTTCCTGATTTCATTACAGGATTTTTTTCTCTGAGGTCTGCAATTATTTCATCTCTAGTCATTATTTTGCCAATCCATATACGCTAACTGTGCCACTGACATTTCCAGAGGCAGACAATAATTGAATACCTGTGATAGTTTGAAAATTAGCATTTAATTGTCCTCCAATTAATTGAGAATAATTTCCGTGACCCATCCATTGACCCGTCCAAGCAGGTTGAATTGCACTTGTTCCAACATCGTGAAAAGTTAAATCACAAACGCTTTGACCTGTTTGACCATCAAAACCTAAAGTCATACTGGTAGCAGCAGATGCTAATTGTGTATTAACTGTACCGTTGCTATTAATACCCGTTGATGAACCATAATAATTTGCATTTGTAAAAGTAGTGCTACCATATCGCAATCGCAAAACTAATGTATTGCCTGATGTATTCCATTTTGAAATAATAACTTTATATGTAGTATAAGTACTGCTAAAAATGTTATCTATATTTGCAGTAGTTGCACCACTAAATGAAGTTGTTGTAATTAAAGTCATACCACCTGGTGCTGGTGTTGCCCATTTAAGTCCTGTGCTTGTTGATGAGTCTGCAGTAAGTACTTGATTGTTGCTTCCTACGGCTAGACGAGCAGGCGTATCGGCTGCAAGTGCCGAAATTAAATCACCTTTAGCATCAATAAGTGTTTCTTGAATACCTGAGAATGGTACGGGAAATACGCTAGATGACATTAGTTAATCTCCACTCCGCTAATATGGAAGTCAACTGATGTAGATGATGCGCTTCCTTTGATTGTTTGGTTTGCAGGCAATACCTGCTTTAGGTCAAAAAATGCTGACGAGTTTGCTGATACTGCTACTGACCCTAGTAGGTCAATATCATTAAGCAATACGCTAGCAGTTACTGCTGATGTTGTTGGGTTGCAGATAACAATGTTAGTTATCACTGCTGTAGTTCCAGCAGGTGTTGTGTACACTGTTGTGCTTGTTGTTGCTGCTGCTGTACGAGCCAGCACTTTACTTACTGTAGCCATTAGTTACTACCTTTCGTTGTTGTTAGTTTGGAAGGTTCGGTGTGGATTGTTCCGCTTCTGGATTTTCTAACCAAGCCAAGTAGCGTTGGTAGTCAGCATTTGCTGGGTCAATAGGAATATGTGACTCACCACCATCTGCATTAGTCTTGCGAATAAATGAGCCAAGAGGATTTTCTACTAATTCATACATATTACAACTCCGCACTTAGGTCTAGTGTTCCAACAGTTCCTGTACTTCTTGTTTGAAATAAAGTTGCATTGCCTGCAACCAATCCTGAGGCAACGGTCATATTAGGTTTATATGATGTTTTTCTTATATTGTAAGAAGCCAATGCCGTGATTGCTACTTCTGTGTTTGTTGCATTTTGCAAACTAAAAAAACTTGCAGTCGAATAAGTAATAGTAGGAGCAACGCGCATTATTGGATAGTTAACTGTAGCCATTGCATCAGTTGACGACCAACATTGTCCATTAGATATTTGTTGATAAGTTCCTTCACCAGCAAGACGATTAAAATAGTATTGACAAGCGGCTAATTCTCCTTGAATTGTTCCAGCATTACGGCTAAATGGTGTGGCTACTGAGCCTACTTCTAGTTGTACGCCTGTAACCTCGAACCAATCATTTGCACCTGCTGTTCCTACTGGCGTGTAACTAAAATAAAATCCTAATTGCGTTCCACTTGCTGAGGCTGTGCCTGTGTATGTAAAGCGTTGCCAAGTAGTAGTTAGCGTTGCTGTTTGATTTCCACCAATAGCACTTGCGCCACCTGTCCAAGTGTTAATGATGCTTTGGTCTGTGCCTGTGCCTGTATCTACCTTAACTGTCAAAGCATTTGATGCGCTGGAGTAGTTAGCACCTGCGCGAGCATAGAAAGAAAATGTAATTGTCTTGCCCATAAATGGAATTGAGTTGATGCTCTCAATGCTTTGTGAAAAGAAAACTCCCGTCGTGGCTGTTGTGCCGCTGTTGCGTTGCACTCGTCCGCAATACTGGATAAATGGCAGATTAGTTGTGTCACCTGTTAATTGACGACTCATAGTCGTGCCAACATCAAAACCATTTCGAGCAGAAACCCAGCGGTCTGCGCTATAACTGAATCCACCTGCTTGCGCTATTGAAGTGCCACGCTGCCAGATATCAAACCCACCATTAATGATAGCGTTCTTACCAGCAGTTATAGGAGGTACTGCACCACCAGAGTTATCCTGTGTATCTGCTACATCTCTACTGCGTGTCATTAGTTACTCCCTAGTCCAAGTGCTTTAAGGTCATCTGCTGTCAAACCAAGTGCTGCTAGTTTAGCCTCGGCTGCTGCTTTATCTGCTTCGGCTTGAGCCTGTGCTTCAATTTTAGCATTGTGATTAGCAACATCAATTTCATATTGTGCAAATTCTTCATCGTTCATTTCACGCACAATTTCTTCGCCTGTTTCAAGATTAACAATAGTAATTTCTGGTCTCATATTAGTTTACTCCGTAAAGTATGTAGTTACCTGCAAGTGTAAATGAGCCACCACCTGATTTTAAGGTAAGTGATGTAATTGCCGCTGCTGTTGCAGTGTTAGAATATGCGGCTTGGTAAGTTGAATACGCACTTGATGTGTTAAAGTAAGTACCATTTCCACGAGCAGCAATAGCACCTGTTGTATTTGTGTAATCGTAGATATCAAGTACCCAATGATTAAAAGAATTATTAAAGAGTGGGTCTGCTGCACCGTTGCCAAAATAAAATCCATTGTCATTTATTACAGAACCATTTACGCTAGTTGCGCCGTTTTGTCCATAAGATGAACGAATATAATTGCTAGTAACTGAGTTGTATCGAATTGACCAGCCATCATTATTAGACATTGTGGTATTCCACATTACTAATTGCAAATGCTTGTATGTCTGCGGAATTGAAGATAATACAACTGCTGTGCTACTTAATGTTCCGCTTGCAATTACTGTCATACCACCGCTTGCAGGAGCAGCAGCCCAAGTAGGAACACCACCTGATACAGTCAATAGTTGACCAGTTGAACCAACACCTAGGCGACCTACTGCTCCAGCAGATGTACCAACAATCAAGTCACCATTAGCAGTAACTGTAGATAGTGGTACTGCTCCAGTTACAGAGAAGGCATTGACTGTAGTAACAGTTGCAATGTCTCCAGCAGTAAGCGCTGATATACCAGTGATAGATGTACCATTGGTTGCTGTGTAATCAGAACCGCGTACTTGCAGTACGCCGTTGATAAAGAATTGTTCCTGCCCTGGAGTGTAGGCAAGAGTTGTAGATGAGTCGCTGCTACCAGTTAGTGATGTCTCGCCACCTGATGCAGTCTTTACCCAAGTAGTAATACTTGAGGAAGTTGCTGCTGCTCCTTGAGCGCCTAACCCTGCGACAGTATCCCAGGAGGTTCCGTTATATCTTTTGACTGCCATATTAGTATGCTCCCATAAGTGTCATAGTGCGTAGGTCTGGGTCTGTTTCGCTAGACTCATCAATCCATACATCGCCTGTTTCTGGAGATGATGGAGTTGTTGTTCCAACATAAATTCTTTTTCCTGGGTCAGCATCTGTTACTGTGATTGGTGAAACTACAACAGTTCCAGTTGTTGCTGTACTTGTACCCATTCCATCAAAGTCAATGAAATCATAAGTTGCAGCAGCGCCACCGTCAATCTTAACTTGGCTTCCGCCTGATGGAGCAGCAATCCATTGCAATCCAGTAGTGGTTGCACTTGCTACAGATAGTAGATAACCATTGGTTGATGCCACTGTAAGAATTGCAGAACTGTCTGCGCCTGTGCCGACAATCAAATCACCCTTGGCGTTTGTATCAAGTCCTAGAGTTACACTGCCAGATGTTCCCCCACCTTGCAATCCATTTCCTGCTACTACTGCGGTTATATCTCCAGTAGTTGTAAAGACCTGCCAAGTCGAAGTTCCACCATTCCAGACATACATGTTGTAATCTGTAGTGTTGTAATAAATAACGCCGTTGGTTAATGGGTTTCCATCATTGTCCACTGTAGGTGGTGTTGACTTTGGACCAAGGTAACGGTCATCAAAAGAATCCCAAGCAGCCTCTGCTGATGTAGCACTTGCTGCTGCGCTTGTTGCAGATGTAGCCGCTGCTGTTGCAGATGCTGCTGCAGAAGTAGCAGAAGTAGCAGCAGCAGATGCAGATGTAGCAGAAGCCGTTGCCGATGAAGCAGCAGATGTTGCGCTTGTGGCTGCAGCGGTTGCTGATGCAGATGCGCTTGTTGCTGATGTAGCAGCAGCAGCAGCGGATGCTGCAGCAGCAGATGTAGAAGCAGCAGCAGAAGCAGCACTTGTTGCTGCAGCCGTTGCACTTGCTGCAGCGCTAGTAGCACTTGTTGCAGCAGCAGTTGCGCTGTTAGCAGCAGAGGTTGCATACCCTGCGATTGTTGCGACAGATGCAGCAGCAGTTGCAGCCGAAGCAGCAGCACTTGTTGCACTGGTTGCAGCACTTGTTGCAGAGGCTGCTGCCATAGATGCGCTAGTTGCAGATGATGCAGCCGATGCTTCTTGTAGTACAAGGATTGCATCAACATAAGATTTAGGTGTTGCAGAAGATGAACTCATTCCAGCAGATGAAAGACCAGTAATGACTGGGCTACCTGAAATGGTAGGGCTTACAAAGGTTGCAGCAGATGCTGTAAACGAACCAGTAAATGTGCTAGTTGAAATAGTAGAACTTGTTATGGTTGCAGAGGTAACTGTTCCGCCAGTGATAGTGGCAGTTGAAGTCACTGCTCCACTGATGGTAGCGCCAGCAATCGTTGGTGTTGTAAGAGTCTTGCGTGTTAGTGTCTGTTCTTTAAGAGTGCCAACGATGACACCATCGCCAGTTGCAATACCGTGAACATGTGTCTGGTCAGCAGCAAGAAGAATTGTCTGGTCAATGTCATAACCACGAGCAGCAATGTGATTCTCTGACTCACGGAAGTCACGACCTGAAACACCATGTCTTACGACAGCACCAGCAGAGTGGGCTACAGCCTGTGTATTGTCAGAGCCACGAGTTACGCTAAGTGTTGTTCCGCTACCAGCGGTTACAGTGACAACTTCTTCCTTAGATGTATCTGGGTCAACAATAAGTGTGTATGGGTAACTAGTTGGGAAACCAGAGATGGAGCCAACGATAAACGAAGTGTTTGCTTGTCCCTGTGATTGTGCGGGAATTGATGAACCGAGTGCGGTTTCAACTGCTGTTGAGGAGTAGTACCGCGCTGGGGAGCCTGGGTCGCCTGCTGCCATTTGTCTGCCTTATCTCTGGTAGTGGGAACGAAGTGGATGTTGACGGCGCTGGTTGTCCGCTACTTCATTTAAACGCTGTTGGTAAATGTTGTATAGGAATCTGGAAGCGTTCTGTCCAGAACCTACTGGTGTTACGCCATCAAAAATATCTGCTGCTGCAGATTGTGGACCAAGGCGTGATGGGTCTAAGAATGAAACCATACGGAAGGCTGCGCCATAGATGACAACATCTTCTGAGTATGATGGTAAACCTGTAGTTGTTGCGTAATCATCATCTTCATCTACTAACAATGTAGGGCGCTTCTTGTATGCCACATGTACTGTCTGTCCAGGAGTAATACCTGAGTAGATACTGATACTGCGAGTAGATGCAAAAGCATCAATGTCTGCTGTGTGGTCTAGTGTGTAGCCACGAACAGGGAACCATTCACGAGATGGTCCTACTGTTGAGTATGTCACGCCAAGGATTGCCTGGAAGTCTGCTGGCAACTGGTATGTAGTGCGTGCTGCAATGAAGGGGAAGTCAGTTGTACCAGAGGCAAATACCATTGGGTACATAGCATCAATAGTGTTATTGATTGCCTTCTTGATTTCTGCTCGTGGAAAGATTGGGCTTGCGATTACCTTTGCATTTTCTTCGTGTGCTGCAGGGCTAGTGCCACGCTGTCCACGACCCCATGGGGTAAGTGTTAATGTGTTGGCTACATTGTCTGTGCTATTAACAAAGACAATCTCATCATCAATCTGCACAAAGCCACGACCCATACCTGTTGCATCAGCAATAGATAGAGTAGTTGTAGTTGATGATGCAGGTGATGTTAACCAACTGGTCGGCTCAACATTGTCTGTGTATCCATGAAGAACTGAATCAACACGCTCAATTAAATCTAAATATGAACTCATAGGTTAATGCTCCTCAATGCTACGACTCCTGATAATCCAGTGGTTCCTGCTAACTCATTGCAGATAGCATTAAAGTCTTTATAGTTAGTAGGCTGGCGAGATGAACTTGCCTTGTAATTCAGGGCAGCAATAAGACCCAAGCCATTGGTGCCAGCCCATGCATTGGCAGCACCTTGTTCAGATTCGTATGCTGTCATTACTGGATAGGTACCACCATTGGCTAAACGATTGAGTTCGTCTGCTAGTGAACTTCCTGCTGTTCCTGTTGCCATTACTTAGCCTTTCTCTTTGCTGCTGCGTTATCCACGAGGTTTGGGTAAGGGCGACCAGCCTTCTTAGCAGCAGCCTTAGCCTTTGCCTTCTGTGCTGGTGTTAGTGGTGTTGATTTCTTCTTTGGATTCTTTGTATCCCAAAATGCTTTCTTCTTCACCACTTCACCTTGTCTGCCCAATACGCTGCACTCATCTTGCCTTTGGCAATATTCTTTGCATGGCGTGCTTTGAACGATGCTTGACGGGCAGAAGGTTGTCTGTCTCCTGAGACTCCCTGTTGCCCAAAACGAATTGTCTTTACTTCTGAACCTGACTTAGCCACAACAACATGAGACTTTGTTGGATGACTTGGTGTGCGCTTAGGCTTGTTAAAGCCTGACACACCAGCACGGGCTAGGCGTGGGTCCTTCTTGGCTGGCATTACTTCTTCTTCTTAGCCATCTTTGCTGCGCTCAAGGCGATAGCAACTGCCTGCTTCTTAGACTTAACAGCGGGTCCACCCTTGCCTGACTTAAGAGTTCCACGCTTGTACTCGCCCATTACTTTTTCAACCTTTTTCATTGCTGCTTTTTTCTTCATGGTTTAGTCCTCGTCATCTTCCATCTCAAGGCGCTTGCCTGTTGGCACTTCGCCAATACGCTGAATAGGCTTGTTGTACTGAGCAACATTTGCTGCAGTCGGAGCAGAGTTAACTTTTCTCCCACCAACACCATATGGACTCACTGTTCCATAACATCCGCACTTAATGCACATTTCTACTCCTTTGGACTGTAACTTGTGTTTCTCCGCCAACAGTTGTGTTGTAGTTAGCAGAAATCTGTATTGCTTTTATAGCAACTTCTTCGGCATCTTTGATTGTCTTAGGACCAACCATTGCTACTGCGCCAAGTGCTAAGTTGCCACCACCACCGATTGCATAGAACCCGCCGTCATCGCGGGAGAAGGAGTAGTAATGGCTAATCTCATAAATGATTCCGTCAAAGGCAACGAGTGCATCAAAGCCTGCATCTCTATCAGCAGGGTCTGGGTTGTACCCATTGTCAATCATTGCCTTGCGAAGTGATGGCAATACTTTGCTCATCATAAACTTATCTGAATCCATAACCCTGGATACTTTAGGTGGCTGCCATAGGTATTGTGCAATGTTTGCTGCTTGGTCATCTCCAGCAAAGGCGATTACATACTCGTCCTTGGTGATAACCTTCTCAATACCTTTTGCTGCATAGGGCTTATCGTTGTAGGTAATCCTGGAATCACCAGCAATAACTGCTGCGTTCTTTAACTGGATACCAACGATGGCTGTCATGTTTGCCCCTTAAGCGCCGTATGCTTTTCCTGTCTTGTTTGAAATATCTACTGCTTTCTGGACTGCCTGCATGCTTGTACCTGCTGGCTGAATACCTTGAGCGCGGGCATCTTTATATGCCTTGAGTTCTGCATCCCACTTTGTAGTTGACATACTTACTTTAGAATTGGCATCTCCTACACCCATTTCAAGTGTAGAAACCTTGCAGCCAAAACATCCTTCAACATACTCAGGATGTGTAGTTCGTCTGTGTAAACTCATGCTGGTGTTATGTACTCCCCGTAGCCTTGAGCAGTCAAGGCATCTGCTGTCTCTTGCGTGATTAAAGTCTTAGTACCACCTAAGTAAAACTCAGTAGCAACATCAACATCAACCTGTGCTGGGTAACGATATGAGGAATAGATACCGTTAACTCTTAAGACAGAAACTCCCTTATTGATTTTATAGCGCGAGAACAAAGGACCATCAGACATTGGAGTTTCTTCAACGATGGGTGTAGTAAAAATGTACTGAGTCATATTGTCCTATTCTGTTGCAGAGGATGGGGCTTTCGCCCCACCCCCCGACAACTACTGCTTAGAGAGCAGCGATTGATGAACCTGATTCGATGCGGTATAGAGCAGCCTCGCGGTAGCGTGACCATCCGATAACACCGTACCATCCGATTGGACGGAAACGCATCAACTTATCGGTGATTGGTCCGATAACAACTGATGGCTCTTGTGCAACAGCCTCAGCCAATGCTTGCTTTCCAGCAAGGATTGTGTCGAATACGCGAGTTACAGGTGTAACAGTTACAACAGTTGATACTGTTACTGCTGCTGAGTTAGCAACATCTACAGTAAGTGTTGTTGTTGAACCTGATGTTGTGATTGCAGTAATCTTCGCAGATGTTCCTACGCCTGTTCCTGAAATCTTGTCGCCGACCTCTGCGCGAGATGCGATGACTGATGTTGAAGCAACACCGAATGTGAAGCCTGCTGATGTACCAGCAACAGTTACGGCTGTTGTAGCCAATGCTGTCTGGTCTGCGCCTGCCTTGCTTGAGAACATGCGTGGGTTTTCAATGAAGAAAGCACCTTCGTATGTACCGATTGAGCCTGCGAATAGGTTACCCAATGAAGCATCTGTGTGCTGGTGTGTGTCACGCCAGCCGATGTTTCCTGTCTCAGCACGAAGGTCGTGTGAAACTTCTGGGTGGATACCTGTCCAGTATAGGCTTCCTGAACGAGGAACAGCCTTGTTTGTACGCAACTTAGCAACTGCCTTACGAAGGTTAGCAGATGTGAGTGTCATACCTGCTGTAACAGTTAGAGTTGATGTTGCTGTACCTGAATAGATAACATTCACACCGTTGACAAGCGCTTGCTGCGCGATGTCATCGAGTGAGTCAGCCATGTTGTAAGCGATGATGTCAGCGATTGCTGGGTCAACATCTGATAGTGAAAGCAGTTCCAACTTGCGTGTTGCAAGTGCTGCGTTACCCTGTTCGTTTAGAGTAACTGAAACTGTTGAAACATCTGGTAGTGCTACTGCATCTACATCAGTTGTTTCTGAAAGAGCAGCAGTTGCTGCAGCCAAGTCATTGTAAAGTGAGAATACAACGCTTGAACCTGGCATCGCCTGCTGAACTGGGCGCTTATCCGCTACTGCACGAATCATCGGCGTATCGCGGAGGGCAAATTCTACATAACGGTCATAAGCGGTCTTTACAAGACCTGCCATAGACGAGGTATCTGTATATGCCATGTGGGTTCACCTCCTGGTGATTGGTTAGTTGGTTGGGTTAATTACAAACCAAGGAGTGCATCTAGTTCATCGCGTGACTTTGCCTGCAAGACTCGCGACATGGAATCTGTGTCAAGGTTTGGAGCCTGACCAGTAGCGACCATGTTGTTAATTCTTGCTTGAGCAGTCACATCGTGAGACTGTTGTGTTGACTGATTTTCAGCCTGGGTTACTGCACCAAATACATCGCCATATTCGTTAATCCAGTTATTGATTGCTTCTTCCGAAGTATCAATATCTGCTGGTACGAACGCTGCAATCTTTGGGTTGAAACCCTTTGCTTGTAGCACATCCTTGACAGTACGCTGACGGGTCTGTGACTTAAGACCTAACAACTCCTGTTCTAGTTCCTTTGCACGCTTTTCAAGCGCACGGTTTACTTTGCGGAGTTGATTGATGCCACCGTCTTGGGTGGTTTCATCATCTTCGTCATCGTATTCATAGTTGGTAGCCATCTACCTATCTCCCTTTGTTAGTTGTATTCGCAATCCACAATGCAGTTAGGGGAAACTACATTGGCTATCACTACCAGTCTTTTACGCCCACCTAGGCTGGTCGGTTAAGTGGGGATTCTTTTATATTTCTGTATCGCTTCTAAGCGATGTACTTGTTACTCCAGAACGACCACCGAAGCGAGTCATTGTTTCTCGCTCAGCACGCTTCTGAGATGCCATCTGGCTTTGAATGTTTTTGCCAACGATTCCTTGAATCGCCTCATTCTGTGAGTAGTTAGTTCCTTCAATACGAGCAAGGCGTGCTTGCTGGTCTGAAAGAACCTTGGCTTGAGCAAAGGCTGACCTGATTGTCTGGTAGTCCTGCTCACCAACACCACCGCGTAGTTCCTCTGCTTCAACTATTGAAACACCAGTACCAAACCCGACATCCATAGCAGCAGCACCAATCTCAGCAAGGCGTACTTGCTTCTTGATGATGTCCATACCAACGGTTGGATTGAGTAGATATGCAGTAAGTGCTGCGTTATCTACCTCTGGGTAATAAACCTTAAACTGTGAAATAACATCTGCGTTATCCTTAACGCGAGTAGCAGCAAGATTAACTCGCTCCTCAAACTCACGAGGGCTAACTAAGTTAGCAACATAAGTACCTAATTGCTTACGAGAACCAAGTACCTTGGTATCAAGTCCGTAAGCCTGTAGTGTCTGTAGGTAACCTCTCTCCATGGAGATATAGGTAGCCTCGTTGACAGCCTGACCTGCAGCACGAAGTGCTTCCATGCCAGGGAATCTATCCTTGTATGCCTGTTGCTTAGGTAGTTCTAATTTAATCTGTGCAACTGTGAAGTCTTGTCTAATTAAACCATCAACAGTATCTGCTAAATCTGCTAAGCCAAGGTCTGCAAGTGCTGAACGAAAATCTTGTTGTGCGGTGCGCTTTGCTGTATCTTCCTTAACGCCGTTAACATAGTTAACTCCACCAATACTTCCAGTAAAGTTTGCTCCGTTAAGTTTCAACGGGTCGTTAGTACTTCCAGAACCTGTATAGTTTGAGCCACCAGTGTTAGCGTTGTTAGTCTTTATGACACCATTGACATATTCAACTCCGCCAAGGCTTCCAGTAAAGTTTGCGCCATTGAGTTTTAATGGGTCAGTAGCAGTGCCAGAGCCTGTGTAGTTTGCACCACCAGTGTTATTGTTACCGCCAGCGTTGTTATTGCCACCAGTACCACCGAATGTTGCACGAATCTTTGCCCATGTCTGATTACGCTCTTGCCATTGCCAGTAGAATCCTACTCCTGGGTCCTCTGTAGGTTTGTTGGCAAATGCTGCATCGCGTATTTCGCGCTCAGCATTTTGCTTTTCATACAAGTCTCCAAGGGCTGTACCTTTTTTGGCTCTAAGACCACTGCGCCAGTTAGTAACATACTCATCTTCTGTAGGAGCAGGTTCATTGGCAGCAGTAGGAATTTTTCCTGGACCAAACATGTTTGGGTTAGTTGTGCTTGTGACTGTAGGTGTAGCCACAGGTGCAGCAGGAGTTGGTGTAGGTGCAGGACCCATGCCAAGCAAGTTTCTTTCTGCCTGTGTAAGTGTTCCACCAGAAGTTAGTTTACGAAGTGCTGCTGCGAAATCTGCCATGATTACCCCATAAATCCAAACATCTTGGCAATATCAAGTGCTGTATTGCTGTATGTTTCTTTAGCGTTTCTTGTGTACTGCCACAACGGGTCTGACTTAAGTTGCTTTGTAAAGTCTGCAAATGTACGAGCATTACCTGTGGTGTTATCAACAACCTTACCCATCAAGTCGTTCCATGTAATAGCAGTTGAGTCAACCTCAAGAAGGTTAGCCATTTGTGTTCGATAACTGTTAGTTACTTCGTATAGGTTACGACCTGCTTGGAGAGAAGCCAAGAATGGCTTGTTCTGCGGTGCATCGTAAGCCATGTCCTTTACTGTCTTAATCCAGTAGTTTGCATCGCGACCATCTAGTGGGTCAAGCAATGATGTGTTAATTGTTTTCTTCATAGTCTCATCAAGAGGCACGCCATAAAGGTATGCTTGCTGAGCAATGCGGTCATAGAATGAACCAAGGGTTCCGCCACCAGAAAAAAGAACGCTACTTTGTGTAGAAAGGTACTGCTCTAGTTGGTCATCATCCCAGTTGTTCTCGATTGACTTAAGTGCAATACCCTTAACAAAGTCTGTATTGTCAACCACCTTGCCTGTGGCAGGGTCAACTTGACGAATAGTAACACCCAAAGCCTCTAACTTGCCAAGCATTGAGTCCATTGTGTTAGCAACTTTTTCGGCAAAGGTTGATGCATTGCGTGGGTCATGTGTATCTAAGAAGAATTTGCGGATACTTGGATAAGTTGCTTGCCACCATACGGTACCCTCAAGGGCATCCATAAAGGTATCTTCATCCCACTTCTCATCTTTAGCACGCTTAAGAAGAATATCAATCTCAGCCTTTTGTGTCTTATCTTCTAAAGATGCAAAGGTTGTGCGAAGGTATGAAACCCACAAATCCTTTATATCTTGACCAGGAGTTGCTGGCGCAGGTGCTGGTGTTGGAGTAGGAGTAGTTGGCTTTGGCTTCGGCTTTGGCGTTGGCTTATCAAATGTATTTGGGTTTTTGTCAAGAGTATTTGGGATGCCATCGCCATCTGAATCTGCAGGCGTAGTATCCTTTTTAAGTGTTGGGTCAGAACTTGCAGCAGCAGCATCGTCAGCAGCACGAATTTTATCACGGGCTTTTTGAGCAGCCTTTGAATCATTAAGCGCCTCAGCACGGGCTAAATCTTCCTCAGCCTTAGCCTTTGCTTTTTCAGCAGCAGCCTTCTTAACCTTGTTGCGTTCTGCTGTTAAATCAGAATTTGCATCATTAAATGCTTTACGCAATTCCTCAAGTGCTTTTTGTGCAGTCTTAAACCTAGCGCTACCAGGCTTTTCAGATTTAATAATTTGCTCATTTTGAGAAATAGCAATAGCAATTTTACGGATGCGCTCCTGTGGAGTCTCAGGTATTACGGTTCTGCGGTCAACCATTATCCTTGTGCCTCTCTTACATCTTGTGCAACGCGGTTGTAGATAGCATCCATATACTTATTTTCTTGACGAACAATAAATTCTCTGTCATTTTGAACCATGTCAACGATTGCCTGCTGGCGACCAGATGCACCAGTATCTGCACCTTGACCAAGGAACATATTGATTGCTTTAGACCTCTCAGCACCAACAGCATTGCGACCAAGGAGTTGCTGGTAAACAGACTGAACAGCAGCCTCGGCATCTTGCTTGGTGTAAACTGGACCCTTAGAGGAAACATCTCCACCTAGACCTGCAGCCTGGGCTTTTTCAATTAAGTCTGCTAAATTGATACCACTTGATGGCGTACCTGTACCTGCAGGTGTGCCTGACTTTGTATTAGGCTTTGGTTCTTTTCCTGTAGTCACTTACACCACCACCGTATCATTGATAAAATAACGATTCATAAATTCTTCAAACTCTGGACTTTCTGCAATAAGTTGTGTGCGTACTTGGTCAAGTACAAATACAATATCTGCATTGCTTTTAGCCTCTAGCATGCGTGAGCCACCTGCTCGTTCACGCTGTTGTAGCAAGTTACCTAGTTGCTTACGAGCATCTAAGTACACAGCCATAGCCTTAACTACTGGACGATTGCCATTTTGTGCCATCCACTTTTTATCTGCCAAGGCTGTCTCAAGTACTTGCGCTCTGCGCTCATACTTGCCACGGTCTGGAGAAATATATTCTGAGTACCAGTCAAGGTTTTGCTCAGCCATCTGACGAAGCCATAGTTTCTTACCAGCCATGACTGGCTTTAGGGCATCATCATTATCAGAAACGATTCCGTTCTGAATCTTGTAAGTGTTAATCTGACCCATCAATGAATTGAACTGTGTCCAACCACGCTTGATGTTTGCATCGCGTAACAATTCTTCTGGGCTACGGTTCTGACGGTAAGTGTTCTTTGAACCAGGATATGCTCCTTGACGGTATTGCCATTGGTATGCAGCCTGGCTAAAAGTGTACTGCCCATCGAAGTCATTGGCAAGGAAGCCAATAAGTTCTGGGTTGTCATTAGCCTCGGCATTAGCCATAAGGTTCTGGAACTTCTTAAGATTTCTAACAGTATCAATGTTAGCCTCAAGTCCACCTGGTGACTTAGATAGGCTTACAGTTGCCTCAAAGAAATCAGGGTACATCTCAAGGAACTTAGCCTCTGCTTCACCTGGACCATACTGAGTCATGAACTGACGGAATGTTTGTTGGTAGAAGTCAGTCTCTGGGCTAACTGCAACAGGCAATGAGATTGAACCTAATGCACGAAGCATAAAGAACTTGTTTGTCTTGTCTCTAATTTCATCCAAAGTTGGCTCGTCTGTGCGCTTACCGCTGTTAAAGTTGTAAGTCTCATAACGAAGCATCTGGTTGAATGTACGGACATATAGTTCATCCTGTGTCCACATAGTACGCAAGCGGCGTAGCGCTGCAGGTGTGAACAAGTCAAAAGCATTTTGCGGCTGACCAGCAGGGAACAGTGGTCGGAACGCATCCTCTAACTCTGGACGGTTGCGAACAATCAGATATGTTGGCAGTACAGCATAAGGACCAAATCCTGGGTTTCCAGGCTGACCCTGTGTAATAACATCAAGAGATGAAAGCGGGATGCTTACGCTCTTGAATGAATTCTGCGCTACTTCTCGCCATGCTTTTGGAAGTGAATCAATAAAGCCTTGTGGCACTTGAATAACCAAGTTAGCCATGCCTTCTTCTGATAACTTCTTAGCATCTGTAATGCGATTGCCATCTTGGTCAATAACTGTTTGACCATTAACAATCTGTGCAATGACACGACCTGCAGTTGCAACTGCTGTTGGGTTCTCAGCAATGATGCCAGACCAACGCTTCATTGTATTTTCGTAGGCTGCAAAGAATGGGAACATCAACTGCATTACCTGGCTAGATGATGCACGGCTACGGCGAACAATGGTAAACAATGTACGCTCAACTTCACGGCGTGCTTCTTCACGAGCGCCACGGATAGCACGGTCAATTTCCTCAGCGGTTAACTTGTCAGTTCCCCTTGCTGCAGCCATTGCTTCAATGTTGCCCTTGATGCGCTTGTTGTATGTTGCCTTTACTAATGGGTGACGGGCAAATACATCTTCTGGCATTGAGCCAAGGAAGCGCATAACACGGCGGTTAAAGGTATCAATCAGGCGTTCCTGGTCGCGGTACTCTTTACTTGTTGTAACAAGCAAGCCGTTAATTTCTGGAAGGCTTTCTGGGTTGCTACCGAATCTATCGCGTAACCAGTTCTGAACTTCGCCACCTGAGATAACCTTGCCATCTTCTTCCTTAACACGGCTAAGGATAAGTGCGGTTTCCTCATCTGGAATATAAACCTTTACAGCACCACGAGTGATGTTAATCTTCTCAAGCAAGTCCTCATCTAGTTCTCCACCCTTAAGGGCAGTAAATCCAAATGACTGGCGTGGTGTTGTGTAAGTATCGTTAGCGTACTTACGACCTTCAAAGTTGCGAGTCATCCAACCAAGGATGTCATCATCTGTATCACCGTCAAGAATCTTGCGGACAACAGGGTCCATGATTCCTGTCTCAGGGTCACGGAAGTGCATGTTCAAAACATTTGCCCATGCCTCAAAATAGCGTGGGTCTGATGGCTTAACAGGGGCTACTGTACGAGCGCCAATGCCTGTTGTAAATGCCATCTCCTGTGTAGCAACCATTGCGTTCCATGTGTCCTCGGCTGAGGTACGACCCATGAACCATGATGCATCCTGGAATACTTCTGGAACATTGTACTTGTAACCGCCAGCCTCAATGTCCATATAGCCATAACCTGTGCGCTGCTTAATTGCATTAGATTCAGCGCGAGTAATAGCAGAGCCAAGGCGCTCTGACATATCATCAAGGTGTGCATGTGAAAGAGTAAATAGTCGAGCAAGGTTTTCTGCAGCATCTTCTACACCATTGTTAATAGCAGCATTAACATTGTCTTTATTGTAGTAAGGAGAGATAGCAACATCTGGACGGCGTTGTGCTTTCTTTGCAGCCTGTCGTGCCTGACGGCGTTCCTTAGCAGTAACCATTCTTGGCTCAAGACCAATTTCTGGTAAATCTTCTGCCATTTGAATCTGAGCGCGTTGTTCCATTTCTGTAACGGTACGAGTGACCTCGCGCTTGCGACCAGCCTTATCAATAGACTCTGGCAATACGATATATGAAACTCCACCAGCACGCTTGTCATCAAGTACTACAGCGTTGCCGTAACCATTCTCACGAAGGTACTTATAGACAGGGGAAGTCTGGTCTTGCCAGCCCTTTGACTTGTTCCATGCAGTAAATTCAGAAGCCTTGTTATTAAACAAAGCGCGTACATCCATTGGCAGTTCGCTCCAACGAGTCATGTACAACGATGGTCCATAGACACGGATTGGTTGAACATTACCCTTGGAGGCGTTGACACGGAATACTGGACGGCGTGACCAATTCTTAAACAAAACTGTTTCAACTTCATCTGTCTCAAGTGCTAATACGAGTGTCTCATAATCAATAGACTTAACCTCAGCCCACTTGGAACCGCGCTTAATTTCAACCTTAGCACCGCTATTAACAGCATCAATCATGTCTGATTGCAGTTTAAGCATTGCCTCATTAAGTACATCTTCACGCTTGGCAGAAGGAACTCTAGGTTCTCTTTCCAAATTCTTCATTGCATCTGGCTCTAGCAAAGTGCGAGGATTTGGATTGCCAGGAATGTATCCCATTCTATCTGGAATAATTTTTGAAGTTATGCCAGTACGCTTTAAATTTTTTGTACTTGGATAACCTTTGACAATAGCAACTGGAACAGAATCAATTCCAGCCCTTAATGCTGCCTGTAACCTGTGGTTTCCTTCTCCTAATTTAAGTAAAAGTTCTCCACTATCACTAACATAGTATTCCAAAATTAAAGGGTCTGTAAATCCTTTACCAGACTTTAAATCATCGGTAATCTTTGTAATAGTTTCAGCACTATAACCAGGAGTTGCTTGAGCCCCAGCACGGTCAAATTCTATAAACTTTTTAATATAGTCTGTCTTAACTAATGCAACACCAGAAGTATTTCTCATATTTGGATTTAGGCGTTGAATTAACTTTACTTCATCCAGTGGTGCTAATGTGCCAGCCTTGCTTAGTGGTTGTTCACCCAAGCGACCAGGACGACCTGATGGCGTTGGGATGTACTGTTCAACTGACTTGATAATGCCACCCTGTGCGTAACGGCGAGCAATCGCAGGAGAAGCAGACATAGCAAGCGAGCGAGACTCATCAAGTTTAAATGCACCGTCTGCTGAGCCATGGTAAAGGGTTACTGATTCTAAATCTGCAAGTACACCCTTGAGTGTACGAACTTCATCTTCAACAGTAAGTGGACCAACACCTGCAGTAAAACGCTGCTTAAATGCATCGCCTTCAAGTTCACCAATGCGTGTTGAGATTGCCTTAGCAAGTTGCTTACGGCTCATGTCAACGGCACGCAGTTTGTCAACCTCTGACATAAATGCGTACTGCAAAGTTGGTACATCATCAATACGACCAGCGTTAATATTTACCTGGTCAATAAGACGGGTAAAGCCAACCTGACGGTTATTAAAGAATCGCCCAACAGCATCCTTGCCACCTGCTGCAACCATTGCTGGCATAGCAAATCCCTTAGCCAACATAGATAGTTGTGCTTCGGTAATGTTACGAACGGTGTAACCAAGGCGCATAAGAACAGAAGTCTTAAAGATGTCATTGATAGTACCAAGGGCAGCGAGTCCCTTGTCTGTACGCATTGTCAAATCTTGAACATCAATGCCATCAAGCAATCCTGGAAGGATGCTTTCGTGCTCTCTT